CGATAACATCATACGTGAAGATGGTGTAGGTGTTTCTTACTTTACTGATAATCCAATCCAAAATTAATGGAGTTTAGTGAATTAGTAAAAGTATTACAAATTAAAGAGCAAAGCTCTAAGCAACAAAACAAGAACAAACAAAGAACAAAAGTATTAAGAAAGAGGATTAAAAATGGCTGATAGTAAGATTAGTGATTTGACAGCATTAACGTCTAGTGCATCAGATGATATATTGCCTATAGTAGATACCAGTGCAACTGCTACTAAGAAAATGACTATAGAGAATATGTTTAAAAGCATACCTGTAAGTGTCGGTGTTAATGAAGGCACACCACTTGCTAAGTTGCACGTAGTAAGAGATGCGGTAAATCATTCAACGCAAAGTTCACTAGCACCAATATTTGTTGAAGATGATACAAGACCAGGCATTTTTATTTCAGGTAATTTAAACAACATAGGTATTATACAATTTGGTGATAACTCAGCTATTAACTCAGGTGAGATTTTTTACGATCATAGTGCTGACAAGTTTAGTTTTAGAGCTGCAGGTACTGTACAAGCAACTTTAGCTGATGGTGTTATTGCTCCAGAAACAGATTCAGATGTAGACTTAGGTACAACCTCTTTACGCTTTAAAGATACATTTGTAGATTCAATTACTGTTACTGGTGAAGTAGATGCTGTAACTTTAGACATATCTGGTAATGCTGACATTGATGGTATTACTAACTTAGACGTAGTAGATATAGATGGCGCAGTAGATATGGCTAGTACATTGACTGTAGCTGAAGCAATTAATGGTGCATTAAAAAGATGGACTGTTAAAACTTCTGCATATACAGCAGTAGCTGGTGACAGACTATTAGCTGATACTGCAACAACAGCTGCATTTACAATTACTTTACCTTCAGCACCTGCAGTGGGTGATGAGATTCACATACTAGATAGTGCTGCAAACTTTGACAGTGCTAATTTAACTGTAGCTAGAAACGGAAAAAAGATACAAGGATTAACTGCAGACTTAACATTGACTACAGAAAATACAGGTATTGGACTTGTGTTTATGTCTGATACATATGGTTGGAGAGTTTTAGTTGATGCATATGCTGTAGATACAACGGAGCTGTAATATGTCAGATATATATAATCCTAATCAGGATATACATATAGATAAAACAACAAGCAAACTTGTAGTAAAGAAATCACAAGATACTGAATCTATACTTAAAGCCAATAAGATAGCAAGAAACCATACAGAACAAAAAGGTGAGTTTCAACGTATAGCACAGATACCATTGATTGCATTACAAATTAAAACTAAAGAACTATTTGGTCATTCTAATTATCATCAATTACATGCAGATGATCAAAGAGATATTATTAAAAAGATGATTAATAGTAATGAGTTCGAAAACTTTAGAACAGGAAGTAAAAGGTTATAATGGCTTTAAACAATTATGCAAATTTAAAAACAGCTATTGCTAATTTCTTAGCACGTGATGATTTGACTACAGAGATAGATGACTTTATAGATCTTACTGAAGCAGACTTTAATCGTAGATTAAGAATAAGAGATATGGAAACTGTTGATAGTGCATTTACTATTGATGCAGCAACTGAAGCATTGCCTACAGGATTTTTACAGATAAGAAGTTTTATTTTAACTAGTGCTACTCCTGATAGAGTGTTATCATTAATGACTCCTTTTCATCAAGCTGATACACAAGACTTTACTAATACAGGTGTACCTAGAGCTTTTTCTATTGAAGGATCAAACTTTAGATTTAGTCCTGCACCTGATAGTTCTTACACAGCAAGAATAGTTTTTTATAAAGCCTTTGATAGTATTGATAGTACAACTACAACTAATACTATTTTAACAAAGTTTCCTGATATATATTTATATGGTGCGTTATATTATGCATCAACATTTATTAGAGGCATGGACCAACAAACCGTATTACAATTTAAAACTCAGTATGAAGCTGCAATTAAACAAGCAGAAGATGCAGATGCTTTAGATAAATACAATGGATCACCTTTAATTCAAAGATCAGGTATTAATATTAATCATTTAGATAACGTAAAATAATGCAGTTACCTTTTGCAGAATGGCTACCAGACCTACCAGATCATAATAATCCTGGTTCTACACAAGCTAGAAATGTATTTCCTGCAGTAAACAGTTATAGACCTTTTAATAGTATAGCTGCTACTTCCAGTAATGCGTTAACTGCTAGAGCGCAAGGTGGTAAAGCATTTAAATCTGATAGTGGTGTTGTATCTATATTTGCAGGTGACGCTACTAAGTTATATAAACTAACATCTAATGCTTTTGTAGATGAAAGTGGAGGTACTACCTTTAGTTATCCTGCTGAATCCTATTGGGATTTTATTAGATTTGGTGAAGTTGTTATTGCTTTTAATGGTGATGATGCACCGCAAGCGTGGACACTAGATAGCTCAACAGACTTTGCAGCATTAGCTGGATCACCTCCAGTATTTAGACATGCAGCAGTTGTAGGTAATTTTGTAGTTACAGGATTTCAACCAACGCTACAAAATAAAGTACAATGGTCTAGCTTTAATAGTCCTACTTCATGGACTGTAGGTACTAACCAATCTGACTCTGAAACATTACCAGAGGGTGGTGTAATTACAGGAGTTACTGGTGGACAGTTTGGATTAATATTTCAAGAGTCTCGTATTACTCGTATGGATTATCGTGGTGGTAATGTAGTATTTTCTTTTAGAAGAATAGAAGATAACAGAGGAGCTGTACAAGGTAAGAATGTAATCCAAGTTGGAAACCTTGTATACTTTCTATCTGAAGATGGTTTTTATGTTACTGATGGTTCTAGTGCTAAACCTATTGGTGCAAATAAAGTAGATCGTTTTTTTTATAATGATCTAAAGTTTGCATTAAGAGAAAGAGTAAGAGCTTCTTATGATCATGAAAACAAATTAATTATGTGGTCTTATCCTTCTGCTACTGGTAATAACTCTGGTACATTAAATGATAAGATATTAATATTTCACATAGCTAGTAATAGATGGTCTATTGTAGAATTAGAACATGAAGTTATTATAGATTACCTATCACCTGGATTTACTTTAGAAGAACTAGATGACTATCCTACATCAGGTACAAATGATTTAGATGCAATAACAGTATCACTAGACAGTGGTGTATTTATTGGTGGCTTAAGAACAGTAGGTGCATTTGGTACAGATCATAAGCTAGGATCTTTTAATGGTGATGCATTAGAAGCTGAGATAGGAACTTCAGAGACAGAATTATTTCCAATGAATAGATCTTTAGTTACCCATGTAAGACCTATAGTAGATACTACTGCTGCTACAGGAACATTAAGTTTTAGAAACAGAGTTGCTGATACTGCTTCTAATACTGCTGCTGCTAGTATACATGCTACAGGTACAATGCCTTTTCATAAATCAGCAAGATATTTTAAATTTAACTTAACTATACCTGCAGCTACCACGTGGTCAGATGCACAAGGTATAGATATAGAAGCAATCAAAGAAGGTTATAGATAATGGCAAGAGATTATTTCAATGAATTATTAGCAAAGTATAATAACATATTTTATCCTAGCTCGTCTCAAAGACAGTTTGATACCTTAAGAAATGATTTGCGTAGAGAAATATTAACGCCACAGTTTGAACAAGCTCGTATGGAATATCAAAATATGTTAGCTGGTACTGGTTCAAGTAGAAGAAGTGTAGATGCTACTGAAGGTGGAGAGCAACAACAAATAATTATTAATCCTACTACAGGAGCTACTGAGATTGTTACTCCTGAATATAACAGACAGTTTAGAACTGATGATTTAGATTTTAATCCAGGTGGTCGTGGTATCTTTGAAAACATTTATGATGTAGATGAAGGTAGAATAGATCCTAGAACTGGCAGACCTAAAGATGAAGAAGTAGTAGAAGATACTAATACTGGTTTAATAAGTGATACTGGTCGTGGTCGTGGTGAAGGTAGAGATAAAGATACTGGTATGCAATATAGTCATGAAGTTATTAATGGCGTAGCTTATAGAATTAATAATGAAACTGGTGAAGTTTCTATGTTAGACGGTTTAGATGCTACGATAGCTAAAACATTAGCAGGTTATGTAAACAACTTTACTATAGGTGGTATATTAAATCGTAATGAAACTTATCAAGATAAACTTGATCGTATTAAAGATATAAGTGAAGAAGCATATAATGAAGTAACTGCAAATGTTAGAGAACAAGCTCGTGTTAACAAAACCTTTGATGGTGATGATGATAACGAAACTACATTTGATAAACTAAAATCATTAACAGATAAACTAAAAGGTTACTTTGGTGAAGATACTGATAAAGATCCAGATTCTACTGGACCTACTGGACCAGGTATAGGTGGGTTTACTGAAGCAGATGCCAATCGTGAATCATTTAGAGATCCTAATAGAGATGGACCTAGTGGTCCTACTGGACCTAGTGGACCAAGAGATGGTGGTAATCCAGGCGGTGATCCAAGTGGACCAACTGGAGGTGGTAGAAGTTGTTTTGTAGAAGGCACTGAAGTTGAAATGGCTAATGGCAATACTAAAGAAATTACTACTATTAAAGTAGGCGACAAAACTAGAGGTGGTATTGTAGAAACAACAATGCAATGTTTACCTGCAAGAATTTACAATTACAAAGGTGTGTTAGTTTCTGGATCACATTGGGTGGTAGAAGATAATCAATTTGTGGCAGTAGAAGATAGTAAGCATGGAGTTTTAACTGATAAAATAGAGCCAGTATATACGCTTAGAACTTCTAAAAATAGAATTTGGATTAATGATATCGAGTTTGGTGATTTTGAAACAGGTAGCGAAGAAGATTGGAAACCATATTATGAAGTTATTAAACAAAAACTTAACAAAGAGTTAAGAGATGGCAAGTAAACAAAACTTAGAATATGTTTATAACTATCCTGCTTATACTTTAGAAGGTATATTACTATCACAATATGAGTTTCAATTAGTAGCAGAGGATGTTGTAAATCAATTAGTACGATATCATAATGTAGAAAATCAGGAGGTAGCTGCATGGTTTCTGACGTAGATCAATGTAGAAATTGTGAACATAGTTGTCATTGTGGTAATGGTGGTGTTTGTGTTTCTTGTAAATGTGCTAACTGTGAACATAATCCATTAGACGAATTTTGGAAAAAACTTAGTGATGGCTTTAAAGAAAGTGTTGAGTAATGGCTCATACCTATAAAAATTCTAAAGTAGATCTTACTACTACTAATGCTACTGCATTAATTACTGTAGCTGCAGGCTCTACTATTATTATAAAATCTATTGTAATATGTGAAGATAGTAACAATGATGATAGTATATCATTAACAATAGTTAATGGAGATGATACCTTTCAGTTTTTAAAAGATACTTTTGTTGGGGCTAAATCTACTATACAAGGTATGGGTGGACATAATGCTACATTAGTATTAGGTGAATCTGATATACTTAAAGCTACTGCTGCAACTGCAAATAGACTACACGTGATAACAAGTTATTTAGAAATTACATGACAATACCTGTACTTATACCTACAGACAATGTTAAAGAAGCTGAACCCTTTGTTCTAGAATCTATAGACAAAGCATTAAAGTATTCTGGTAATCATTATAATCTTAAAGATGTAATGGATTCAATCTATGATAATAAAGCACAGCTTTGGATATTATGGAATGAAGATAAAAAAGATAAATACCAAGGTTGTATTGTATCTAAAGTTATAACTAGACCTAATACTAGATCTCTTAATCTGTTTATTGTAACAGGTAAGAACAGAAAGTTATGGCAAGATAAAATAGAAATAATAGAGAAGTGGGGTAAGCAACAAGGCTGTACTCATTTAGAAACATATGCTCGACCAGGATGGTCTCGCATACTTAAACAACATAATTATAAAGTAACTCATTACTTATTAGAAAGAAAATTGGAGGAATAATATATGTCATTTGGATCCGATGACCCACAAGTATCAAAAGTAGTAGGAGGCGTTTACGAGGAAGCTGAACCTTATATATCTGATATTATGACAGAATCAGCTCGTTTATATGCGAGTGATGTTGGCAGAAATTATTATCCTGGATCTACAGTTGTTGATTTTTCACCACAAACTCAAGCTGCTTTAGATTTACAAAAAGCTCAAGGCATGGATATGATGGGTGGTAGTAATTACTATGACCTAGCTGCTGGTACCTTTGGTGGTATGGCATCTGGTGCTGCAGGCGATTCTTATATGAATAGAGGTCTAGGTGCTGGCATGGGTAGTGCTTATGCTAATCGTGGATTAGGATTAGGTTATGGATCTGCTGATCCTGGTAGAGATGCTTATACAGAAATACAACCACAAGGTGAATATCTTTCTGGAGTTAGATCTGGAATCTTAAGTGATGTTATGGGTGAAGTACAATCTTCATTTGGTGGTATGGGTAGAACAGGAACTAGTCCAGGCGCACAGCAAGCTGTGTCTAGAGGCTTTACTCAAGCCTATGCTCCTATTGCACAATCTGCTGCAGAAGCAGAAAGAGCTAGAGAATTAGATGCAAGAGAGTCTGCTATTGGTAGACAGTTTACTGGTGGTAGAGAAGCCTTAGATAGATTGTATCAAGGCAGTCAAGCAGATATGACTAGAGAACAACAAGCTAGAGCTGCACAACTAGGTAGACAATATGGTGCATCACAAGCTGACATTGCTAGAGAGCAACAGGCTAGAGAAGCTATGTTTGGTAGAATGGGTACAGGAGCTGAAGGTATACAAAATATTCAAGATCTATATGATAGACGTAGAATGGCAGGCGTAGGAGCTGTTGGAGAAACTGGTGCTGCTTATGAAGATCTTGCAGCTAGAACTTTACAAGATCGTATCAATAGATATGAGTTTGAACAAAGATCACCATACGATAGATTAAATTCATTTATGTCACCTATCTTAAGCATTGGATCATTTAACAATCCAAGCTATGAGTACTCAGGTGGTGGTAGTAGATTTGGTTCTGCATTAGGTGGAGCGCAAGCTGGTTACAATTTAGGCAATTCATTTGGCATGGGAGGCTATGGAGCAATCCTTGGCGGTCTTGGCGGATTATTAGGATAGGAGATTATTATGGCAAACGGATTATTAACTGATCAACAAAGAGTAGCTGGTTCTACAGCACAACAAGAACAAAGTTTATTTGACAGAATATTTGCTGGTAGAAAAAGCAATATAGCAGGAGATATCTTTAAACCAAAACCTGAAGGTTTTTATAGTACAAAACAAAAAGATGAAATGGCTGCAGGATCACAAGCTAGAGAACAAGCATATGGTCAAGATACTACTAGTATATCTGATAAACAAAGAATAGAATCACAATCTTTATTACCAGAAGCTACAGTTACAGGTAAATCTTTTAAAGATAAATTAAACGCAGTAGCTGATAAAATATTTAATATGCAATCAAATGATCCAGAAGGATATGCTGCAATGCTAAGTGGCTTAGATTTATATAGTAGATCACAAACACAAGACTTTGCTACTGCAATGTTAGGTAATAATAAATATAATAAAGATCAAGCTGCAGCATTAATGCAAGCTAATATGAATGCTACAACACAAAAATTAAATGAAATGAAAGTTTTAAAAGCAGAAAAAGATATGACTGCAGTTGAAGCTGCTTCTACAAGTGAAATAGAAGTTGCTAAAGGTATAGTAGGCGGTAAAGTAGATAAAGATGATGTAGATAGTATTGCTAATTATATTGCAGGTGACGCTAAAGTTTTAATGCAATCAATACCTGGTTTAGCTTATAATCAAGCTGTCGTTATTGCATTTCAACAAGCACAACAAAGTGGTATTTTAGAACAAAAAGGATTCTTTAAGAAAAGATTACAGTTTAATCCTAATGCTGCTGTAATAAAAAGTTATACATTAAAACAATTACAAGATGCAAATCCTGGTTTATCAGAGGAAGCAATTAGAAAACAAGCTAAAGCTGATGGTGTAACTATAAGATAATGGCTTTGATTTTACCATCAAGCTCATTAAATTTACCAGAAGCTAAATTAAATACACCTGATGAATCTTTAAGTTTATCTCTAAATTTACCTGAGATACAACAACCTAAAGGATTCTTTGAAACATTAAGAAATCCATTAGACTTAATGAGATATGAAAGTTTACCAGTTGCATTGTTTCAAGGTCTATCTGGTAATACTAAAGAAGTACAAGCTAAAAGAGCAGAAACTTTTATAAAACAAAATCCTAATCTAAGAGGTAGCCCTGAATATCTAGAAGCAGAAGCTGTATTAGAAAGATATAGTTATACTCTAAATGATGAACCATTTAGTATAGATGCTTTGAAAGAAGCAGTAAAAACTAATCCAGGTGCTATGGGTGGTGAGTTAATAAATGCATTTATGGCAGATCCATATCTTATATTTACACCACAATTCTTAGGAGCTAATGCATTAACTAAATTCTATCAGGCTAATAAGATCTTAGCTAAGACACCAAGACTAGCTAGAGGTGCTGCAGTTGGTACTATAGCTGTACCTGAAGGTGCTGCATACTCTGCTATTATGCAACTAGGAGAAGGTAGAGAGTTTGATACTAATCGTCTTGCAGTTGAGTCTGCATTAGGTGGTGCTATGGGATTAACATTAGGAACTGCATGGGGTGGTTCTGTAAATCTTATAGGTAAAGAATTAAATGTTACAGCTAGAATGAAAGAACTAGCTAAAACAGATCCTAAAGTAAAAGAAATACTTGATAATCAAACTATGGCTAATGGTAAGCCAAAAGGAATTACACAATTACAAGATGATTTTATTAAAGCGATTTCTGGTGAATTAGACGAAGCTAATGTTAATGCTGAAGCTATACGTGCAAAAACTGATACACAAATTAAAACAGCATTTGATGCTTTTCAAACTGATGCTACAAATAGAACTATATTAAAAACAATAGCTAAAGAAGGTACTGCACCTTTTGTAGCTGGCAGTGCATTTGGTGTTGGTGGTTACATTGCTAGTGGAGAAATAGAAGATGGTATATTAGCTGGTGCTGTAGCAATAGGTGGTGTTGGTACATTTAAAGCATTAAGTAAATATATAGATAGATTAGATAATATTAAAAGAGGATCAGAAGTTAGTTCTAAACCTACCTTTAATAGATTTAAAACACAACTTAAAGAAATGGGTTATAAACCTGAAGATGTAGGCATGAAAGCAGATCCTGATTTTTATGCTAGTCCTAATGTTAGAGATAAAGATTTAGCTATCTTAGGTAAACAACAAAGATACTTAGACTCTGCTGGTAAAACAGTAGGTGTTTATATCGTTAGAGACTTTGAAAATATTGTAGGTGTTAATAATGTATTAGCAAACCAACTTAAACATAAGTTTATGAAAGAGTTTCCTATTGATCCAAAAAGAAATGATGTAGTTATTAATTATATACAAGGTAGAGCTAAAGCATCAGAGTTAAGTAAGTCAGAATTAAAAGCAGCTAAAGCTGGTCAAGACTTCTTAAAAAGAATGTATGATGGTTTCTTAAAAGATAGTGAATTTAATGTTGCATTTAGACAACAATATTTACCAGGTTTCTTTAGACAATCTACATTAGATTCAGAAAGTACTGTACTCAATAAAATGATGAGTATGTTTACTGAAGAAACTAAAACAAAAGCAATGAAGGGTAAACTTGCTGCAGAAGAATCTAAAAAAATTCCTAGTTATGACGAAGGTAAAGCTATGGGATTAGAACCAAGATATGATAATCTTGCAGATATTTTAAAAGCATATACTGAATCTATAGGTAGAGCAGTAGCACAAAAAAAACTAGGTAAAAATTTACAGAACGCTGAGATTAATGGTCGTAATACTAAAACTGGTAAACCATTAAAGTTAATGTATCTTGGTAAAAAACCATTAGGTGTTGAACCAAACGAGTTTATAGATCTTAAACATGATTTACTAATTGATTTAATACCTGCTAACAAAAAAATTATGAATCAAATAAATGGTGCAGTTGAAAGATCTGCTATACCATTTAATGAAAAATTTAAACTTAGAAAACAATTAATAGATGATGCATATAAAGAAGGTCGTTTAAAACCAGCATATGTATTTAAACCTGCTGCTAAAAGTTTACAGTTCTTATTAGATGCTAATGAAGAAAAAGGTTTACTAAGAGCAGTATCAAATCTTAACTTCTTACAAAAAAGATTAAGTGTAGGTTACTCATTCTTTCACGCTGCAGCTCTTATGGAGTCTATGATATTTGCAGGAGTTGGAGTTACTAAAGCATTAAATGTTCCTATCTCTTACTTCAGAGGTAAACAAACATCTGCTAAAAAACTAATGTTAGAAGGTGGTAATGGTGATGATTACATAGTAGCTTTAAAAGCTGGTGTAATGTTTTCACATCCTGATGATATTGGTTATCACAGATTTTATGATCTACTTAATAATGCACAAAGACTAGGTGATAAAGTAGGTGGACCATTTGGTAAATATTTAGTAGGTCAAGGTATAGATAAACTAGTTGTTAAACCATTTAAGTTTATTGATGATGTAACTTGGGATCATGTATTTAACCAAGGTAAACTATATACATTTCAGACTGCAAGATTACAGTTATTAGAAAATCCAAGAACAAAAGATTTAACTATAGCTGAAATAAATCAAAGAGCTGCAACATTTGCTAATGATGCTTATGGTGGTTTAAACTGGGCGCAGTTATATGAAGATATATCTAACCCTATATTAAAAAAGATAGCAGGTGCAGCTTATACACCATCAGGTAGAAGATATATGCAGTTAGCTTTATTTGCTCCTGACTGGACTACTGCTAACTTAAGAATATTAGGCAGGGCTTTACCTGGCGCAAACAATGATGCTTTATCTAGAAAGTTATATCAAGCCTATGCTATTAGAGCTGGTTTAATATATGCTACCTTTGGTAGTGCATTACAATATATGTTTACTGGTAAGTCGTTACTAGAAAACAAAGACCCAACTAAAATAGATTTGGGTAATGGAGACACAATGGTTTGGTCTAAACAATTAATGGAACCGTTGCATTGGGCTGTACACCCATATAAAACCTTAGTATCAAAACAAGGTAGTACACTTAAACTAACTGAACAATTATTATTTAATAAAAAGTTCTTGACAAGTCCGTATCCTAGTCCTATCAGTGAAGAAGATTTATTCTCGCTTTATAGAGCTAGAGATTATGGACAACAAATTGGCGAATCTTTTATACCATTTTCTTTTAGAACACCGATTCAACAGATGATGAAAGATGGCGTACATTTTCAAGACGCAATTAATTTTTTGCTTGGAAACTTTGGACACCCAGTTTACCCTGAAGGTAGACAGTTTAAATATCCAGGTCTTAATATAAACTAGGAGAAAATACAATGGCTGGAACAGGCGTAGGAAAATTTAGTTCAACAGCAAGTAACAATACAAGTAACTTGACTGTAAACTTTGCAGAGAACATGGCACCAAGTAATGTCAATAATGCTGCAAGAGAACTCATGGGTCACATGAGAGATATGTACGAACAACTTGGAGACGGATAC